CCGTTAGGCGCTAGAGGAGTGTAAGTAGACTGAAGGGTACGCAGGCACCCCGTATCGCGGACAACCCGTGCCCGGGCTTCGTTGATGTAGTTGGTTAGATCTGCGTCAGTCCAGAAGTTGCTGTTTGCATCGTGTAGCAACCTGCGAACTTCAGCAATGTAGGTTGAAAGAGTAGCCATTTATTGCCCATGTCAGACACGCCTGCGCCGCTGTATAGGCAACGCAACTACTCCATTATCTTCTACTTCCTGCGGCTTGGCTTCTGTGATGATGAACTTACGCAGACGCTTCTCGCCTTCAGGGATATCTCCGGTGAACTTGATCCACCCGAGTCTTACAAGATAAGGCTCCTTGTTATCGTCGCCCCATCCAAAAATGTTTTGCGCTACGTCTACAGGAACTTCTACAGACTGCCTGGACGGGAACTGGTATAGAGTCCCCGCCCAAGTAGCCTCAAAATCACTGTAGTTCGTATTGGTTACGAACAACATCAGGCACTCACAACGTCACCATAAACCTTGATGTCAACGGCACCGCCAGTTACGGCAGTGTTGACGTTCACAAACAAAGCAGAAGTCGAGTTTCCAGAAACAGTGGTGTTGGCACCAAAAGCGCCGGCTACCGTCAGATCCTGCCATCTACCAACAGCAGATAGATTAGAAAGCACAACGTTAGCCACCACAGCATTTGCTGCCGCCACATTCCCGGTACTAGCAATCGAAATAGCAATGTTTGCAGCAGAGACATCAACATTCGGGTTTTGAACCGTAACCCGACGGATGATGACGCTACCGCTAGTTGCCGTATTCCCGCTGTTGCTCAACCCACCCGAAAGGATGGGGATGGCGACAACAGCATTGCCAGTGGTTGCAACCGACACCCGAGCAGATGCAATGGCAAAACTGCCAAAGTTCTCTGGGTAAAGCCGACCAACTGCATCATGACTCGCCATACAACCCCCTTACGAAGTAGCGTACGAAGATTGTGTAGCAGCAGTACCACCGTTAACGGTATACAGCGTCACCGACTGAGTTCCACTCACAGCGTTAGCGCGAACGTTAAAACCATCCGAAACCAACCATGCACAGGCGGTATTGTTAGCAACAATACTTGTCCACGAGTTAGCGGTGCCGGTATAGGCGTTAAATTCGATGGTGACGTTTGCAGTAGCAGGCAGGATGTACGTGCCAGCCGGGACAAACTGAGAGCTCAGCATCGCGGTAGCATTGCCAGCACCGACAGACGACACAACAACCGGCTGAAAATAAGCAGATGCGGTGTTTGCGCTGACGTTAGCGACAATAATCTTATTAAGAGCAAGGGCCATTTCTGTTCTCCTTAGATGGACAGAGAGTTAAAGCCCGTGACCTTAGTCATCGCCTTCGGCTTGGTGTTCACCAGCTCGGCAATCATCAGCACAGCGCCAACATAACCGATCTGCCAGTTAGGCAGGGTGGACTCAAAGCCCGTGAACACGAACGAACCCTGCTCATGGATGTAGAGCGACAGGTAGTTGGTGTTGATGAAGTAGACAACGCCTTCCGGGCAATACGGATCGGGATAGATCGGCACGCCAGCGACCATCAGTGCGCGGAACGCAGCAGACGGGCCGTCGCCACCTTCGAAACCGCTACCGGGGGTAATAACGTACTGCTCTTGACCAACGTAGTCCTGAGCCAGCAGCGTCCAGGTGCCGAAACCGCACACGCCAAACGACGGGACTTCAGCGCCGTTCTTAACGGTACCGGAGATGTACTGCAGCATGTTCTGACGGGTCGGGTTGACCGAGCCAGCCGCGTACACCTTCGAACGCCACCACGGGTTAACCGAGGCAGAGCGGGTCAGGTTGCCGTAGGTTGACAGCGTGGTGCCGTCATCAATTGCACCGGGCAGACCGATGAACTGCTGAGTGTTAGTCGTGTTGTTGTACAGCGAGTAAGTCATCGCGTCCATCATCACGTTGGTCGCATCGTTCATGCGAGCTTCGATCAGAGGGATGATGGCTGCATCGTTCTGCACAGCGCCTTCCATGCCAAGGAAAGGCACGGGAGCGATCATCAGCTTGAGGTTGAACTCAGCGTTATACGCACCTTGCTGGACTGCAGGCTGTGCAAACGAGCCGCTGTAGTCAGACCATTGAGCGTTGACGAACTGAGCGCCCTGAACGGGCACGGTCACAGAAGACACACCGCCCGACGCCTGTTGAGAGTTGGCGATCAAAGCCGCCATCAAAGGAGTCGAGTTGTAGATCTGGACAACGAGTTTAGGAATGAAAGCCCGGCGGGTAACGTAGGTCAGTTCTGTGTACTGAGTGCTACCGGTTGCCGGGATAATACCGCCGCCAATAGGCATAGTAATATCTCCGAGAGTTTTCTACGTTACAGACCGATAGGACGGTTCCGCTTCCGCAGATCGTTGAGAGCCTTAGCCGCCTCATTGCGAGCAGCGGACACAGGATTTTTCCAATACTGCGTAAGATCAAACTTTTGAATGACTTGCGGGTTGTAGCCGCTAGGAGTCGGCTTGGCCGCTTCCTTCATCCACTGATGATATTCAGCCGCAGTTTCGTGACTGGTGATGCCTTTTTCTAGCATAACCTTTTCCACTTCCTGAATATCATCTTCAGAATCGATAAGACCGCGTTTCATCAGCGATTGCCGACGACGATCCAGTTCCTCTTTGGCATCTTTCTCAGCCAGCTTGGCCTCAAGTTGCTGCACGCGCTCTTCTGATTTAGAAACAGCGTGATGCGTGTAGTCTTCGATGTCCAGTTCGGGAATAGGCAGATCCGGCTTTACTTGTTTGGTCATCCGCAGAAAATCGCGCCGGGTCTTGGGATTCTCAGCCAGAGTTTGAGCCAGTGCGGCCAACTCATCACGAGCATCCATAGGAAGATTTTCGAGTGACATATTAGATTACCTTGCGGCCATCGCCGGGTTTAGTAACAGCCATTTTGTTCTTGCTCAGCTTGCCCGGGCCGGTCAGACCGCCCAGAGTAGCGTAGCGAGGCGTGTTGTAAATCTGGCCGTTCATCTGATTGTTGTCAGTAGGACGGCGAGTCGTGGAAGCGCCACGGGGCTTAAACAGATCCATGTTAGTCCTTACATCGGAGGTTGTGCGCCACCAGCAGGCGGCATACCGGGGGTAGGCGCAGCAGCCATCGCCCGACCTTCGGGAGACATACCGCCTGCCTGCGGGAGAGACTGCAACATCTGAAGAATCTCAGACTGCTGTAGTTCGTTTGTTTTGTTCTTGCGTGGGCCGAGCACCGCGTTGATGGTGCGTAGCGCAGACAGAACCTTTTGACCTTCTTCCGACCCGCTGCCAAATGCAGGCAAAGACTGCTCTAGCAGATCAAGCGCCATGCTCAGGTTAATCCTGGCGGCTTCTTGGTTACCCATCTTGGGTTCGGGAGTAGACATCGGTGCCGCCGCTGGCGCGGCTTCTTCTTCTGGCATTGCGCCAGCAGATGATTCGACTTGCGGTTGTTGGCCGCGCATCATTTCCATCAGCTTGTCGGTAGGTACACTCATAGCCGCTCCATCATTAAAGCGGTTTTTACTGAGTATTTAACCGATTGTCAAGTAAGTGGGGGGCTTTCCCCGCCGCCCCCCGGAGCGGAATCCCAGAGGATTACTTGCGGCCTTTACGGCCTTTGCGAGCTTTGCGAGCCATCACGTTGGTTCTCCAAGTTGGCAAGCGGCCACTATTTCTCGGGAAAGCAGCCATACCCATTTACCCTCTCGGGTAACTTACCGGCGAGTCTTGCGACCGCGCTTTGCTTTGCGATACATAATCACTCCTAGCGGCGGGTATAGTCACGTTGACTACGTTTGTCGCCTGTGTAGTTTTTAACACTGGGGGCACGGTAAGTCAACGCGGGGCTCTTTTCTCCGCGTGAGATCTGACCTGCACTTATTCTCGGCTGATCTGCTCTGCTTACAGGGGGTTGTCCTGAATTCATCACATCACCTTCAGTTGTGGCGGCTGCTGAGAGCCGGGTTCAGGTTTTTGTTGTACTTCCTGACTTGCCTGCTGTTTGGCCTGTTGCTCGGCTTGGGCGGCTTGTGCCTGCTTGGCCTCTAGCTTTTTAAGCCTGTCCTTGAGCAATTGCTTCATCGGCGGGTCAAGCAAGTCAAGCAGCGACTCTTTGTCGATGACCTGAGCCTTGAATAGATTGAACGCCAGTGCTCGCAGATCTTCCATAAAGATCGGGCTGTTAGAGTGTGCATCCACCTTCACCACATAGTCCTTGGTGAACTGCTCTGCTATGAACTTGTTGCCATCTTCATCTGAGAAGTGAGTGTCGTCATAGGCTTGCAGACACTTCAGATACAGCGTAGAGAGCTTCTCGAGACTATCCTCGATCACTAGGGCACGCTTCTTGGCTCTGGACGATCCCAGACGGGCCAACTGGCTTGCGTGACCTGACGAGCGCACTCCAGCCTCGCCCTTGCCCTGCAGCACGTTAACGATGCCGGACGCTTCCTCGAACATCCCGTCGATCTCGCGGATCTCGCGGAACAAGTCTTGAGGCATGACCGGAGCCAGACGCTCGACCTTTGCGTTTGGCATGTCAGTTGCCAGCAGACCTCCTGGACGGTTAAGGGCGAAGTTCTTCTCATCCAGAATGCCTACAAAGCCTGTCAGGGCTGTTGGCGGGTTTACCTGTCTGGAGAGCAGATCTAAGATCTCCGTCATCCGTTTGTTCCTGAGTTGCTGCAGGAAGATCAAACGGCCAACTTCTGATTCGCCCCAGTAGTAGTCGTACAGCGGATTGGGGCAGATCTGCACGAAGGGCAGTTCACCCTTGAGGAATACGGACTCACCGGGCCTGTCGTAAATGATGACATCGGGGTCTGCTTTCGTGACCACCTGATAGTCCTCAATCTCATCGTTCCAGACCCACAGTTCGGTCATCTCGATCGTTTCTTCTGCAACTTGGGGCTTGTAGCGGTTCACTCCGTTCAAGTCCAGATTGACGTTGCCGTACATGGTCGGGTTGACCTGAGACATGATGACCCGATCCAAACCTGTAGTGGTATCAGTGGGGTCGTGCTCGGCAGCGGTGATGCGCTTGACCAGCTGATCCCGTTTGGGATGGGCGTACAGGCGCGAGTACAGGTCGGACTTGGTGATGTAGTAGGTGTGGCAGATTGCTTCTTGACGATCGGTGTACGGAATGTCTTCCCGCAGCACGCCTACGCTGTGAGGATCGACCATGTAGGGGTGCAGACCCTTGTTCCAGATCAGTTTGACGTAGGTGGTGTTGTAGACCAAAGACCAGCTAGCAGCGGTCGAGAACACTTGGTCTGCATTGGAGTTGACCCACTCATCGTTTAGCGCCCGGGTAAGCACCGGAGTCTTCTTGTGCTCTGCTGGGTTGACTGCAGCGCCAAGGGTGATGGAGAAGCGAGTCGTCTCTGCCGAGTACAGGAACGAGGTGAGTTGGTCGATGTGAGGATGGATCTTGTTGTACAGAGCGGGTGATTCGTCTGGCCCTGCGCCAAACAAGTAGAAGGATCGCAAGGTGTTGTAATCTCCTTTGCGTTCGTTTTGGCTGACCTGACACTTGCGAATCAAGTCGAGATAGAAGAACTCTCGGTCATCCGGGTTAGTTGGGATTCTCATTTGATTTGCAGATTCTCGTGGTCATTCATCACAACACTGGCACGCGGCCCTTGCGTGACGCCTGCGTCTTTGGGGTTGATCCCCACAGACTCGCCACGCACGGACTGGACAGCCCGTCCTGCAATGATACTGCTCATGTTCAGCCCGCGCATCCCCGCATCTCCCCAGATCGCATTCTGACCCGGACGGTTTTGGCTTTCTTCTGCCTCACGTTTGGCACGGTCTGCAGGAGTCTCGATGTTATTGCGGGTGAGGTATCCGGTCTGGTGCTCCCCTTCCCGGGTGCTCTTGATGTCGGTCATCCCGAAATCTTTGGCAAGTCCAGCAAGGGTTGTGTCTGCTTGTTTGGTGGAATCGCTCTTTAAGCCCACCGGCTTGAGGAAAACGAGGGAAATCTCGCCTTCGCAGTGCTTCATAGGGCATTTTGCTTCCCTAGCCTCAAAAATACCGTGTTTAGTGCAGTAGTAGTCGTGCAGAACGGACATTTCAGCCTCCAAGTGCTTCATCTAGGGTGTTATCCCCGTAGTAGTGTCTGTTTTTCATCCTGATGTCCATTTTGATGCCATCAGGGGTTACTTTTATGCCGTAATGGGGCATTAAAGGTACTTTTGACTGCTTTCTGTACTCTACATACGTGCCTTTGGCATGTGAGTACATAATTCTCACATTTCCAGACATCCATTCGTTAAAAGCTCTGGTTACACGTACCTGAGTCCTTTCTGTCATGGGCATAGTCTGCGAAACAAAGACGCTTTGGATCAGGGATTTGTCCAGACCGCACAGTTCAGCAAACTGTTCAATCGAAATGCCCCTTTTCCTGTCAGTTAGAAACCTGTTGACCTGACGCAGCAGTTCCTGTTTCGTGTATTCCACGGGTTTTCTCCAAAATGAAGATCAGATAGCTTTCAGGGATTTCTTTACCGTCTGCCTGAAGGTTGAACTCAAACTTATCGACCAGTTCTGGCTGCAAACCTGCTTTATTGAAAAGCGACACCCACATATTTAGCCCTAGGATGCTGTAGTGGTTGTCGTTGAACTCATGCCCTCGCTCGCAGTCAGGGGCTGGTACTTCCACGTACACCTTGCCGCCCTTCTTGAGCGCCCTGTTGAACTCGAACAAGGTAAACAGAGGGTAAGGAGAGTGCTCTAGGGCGTGACGACACCAGATGAGGTCTACAGAGCCGTCTGCAGAGAACTCCAAGTCTGAGAAGTCTGCTTTCACAACGTCCATAGCCTTGTTCTGGCAGGCAGAAGCGTCTTCAGGGGAGAGCGTGACCCCAGTGCAGTCGTCATAGCCTAGCTTTGCCATTTCCTGAATAAACAGTCCCTGACCGCATCCAATATCCAGAATTCTGGCTTTCTTGTCCAGATTCATCAGAGGGATGTAGTGATTGACCATCTGCGGAATCAGTTGGGAATGAAAGTTGCCTTCTTCTGGTTCTGAGTAGACAGTGTTCAGAGCCAGTTGTTTGTAGAGATTGAATTTGTCAGCCTGCATTGAGAAGTCCCACCTTCTTGAGATAGTCAGAAACGTTGCGGTTCATGGATGCCAGTTCTGGCGTGATGGTGTCTTTAGCGCGGTTACCGTCGCGGGTAACGCTGTTCATGATGAGTCGGGGCTGTACCTGCTCTGCATAGGCCACGCAGGCGAGCGCAGAGGCGATTACACGGTCGTCTTTGTTTCTGCCTGATGCTTCGATGCTGCCTCCTTCCCTGATGATGGTCTTCATCTCCTCGATGAGTTCCATGCTGTAGACATTCATCATCCCGCGCTCGAAGTAGTCCTTCATGTAGGACAGCATCCGTTCCTTGGTGGCCGCGGTAGTCAGGTATCCGATGCTGTTGCTAGGCCCAGACATAGAGTCGTTACGACGCCAGATGTAGTTCTGCATACTGCCCAGCACATCCATCAGATCGCGCCCTACAGCGCCGCCAGCAGCGGTTGCCAGTCTTCGCAGGTTCTTGAGTTCGTTGATGACCGCCTGACCCGGGCCGTTGATCTCAAGGTTCAGTGTGGAGTTCTTGTAAGCGCCAGCAAGGTGAGCAATCACCCAGGCAAACTGGTACGTGTTCAGTTCTGAGGTAGCAAACTCAGCCACCTGATCCAGACCGTTGGCATATACCCTGTAGACCTGAATACAGAACCTGTCAGCCCAGTCTGAAGACCCGTAAGCAGGGTCAGCACCGATGACGTAGTACGCAGTGTCTATAGGCTGCTCGTAGACGATGAGGCTAGCAAGACGAGGTGTGGACTTCAGAACGTCCGTATCTTGGAAGAAGGTTCCGAATGAATAGCGGAAGTATTCGGCATCAGTCTTCTTGGCAATCTTCGCCATCTCCGTACATCTGGAGTTAGAGAAGAAAGATGTGCCAGTCATCACAAAGGCATAGTCTTCAGTAGGCGGGAACTCCTGATACATCAGGGATTCGTCTTTGATGCCCTCATGCAGCTTCCAGCGCCACCATGCAATCTGACGGCTATTTATCTCCACACCATAAAGTTTCTTAATTTCTTTAACCCAATCCTTTTCTTCAGGAGTGAGCTTGCCATCCCAGTAGACCTTGTAGACCGGCGTGTCCCCTTCTACGGAATAGAGTTCGTTACGCCACCAGCCACAGAAGATCGCACGCTGAGTGCGCGCTCTTTTCGCAGTCACGTACATGTCGTGGAACATGTTGAACCCACGCGCCGTACTCTCAAACATGTACAGACGGT